TCACGCCTGCTTCCTCTTCAAGATTGTCAGTATCGGTCCGCGAGAATCGGTTGCTGATACCATGTTCGCAGCTTCAATCAGATGCCCGAGCTCAGCGCCCGAGTAGTGACTGGTGATGCTGCCGTTCTTGTGCCCCAAAAGGGCCTTGCGGTCTTCCTCAGTTACGCCTGCTGCGCGTAGCCGACGGCCAAAGGTGTGTTTAAGGTCATGGATCCTGATGGATGCATACCCAGGGTGAGCGGGGCGAAGGTTTTCCTCCTGCCAGAGTTTCGCCGCTCTCACCCGCGCCTTCTTCCAGGCCGAGTCGTTCATGCGGTGCATCGCGGTGCCGTTGTATGGGAAAACCCATTCCTTGCTGATGCCGCGCTGCTTCTCGATGATCGACCTGGCCACGCTGTTCAGCACCACCAGCCTCTCGTCACCGTTCTTCACGCCAGAGCGCTCATGCCTGCCACCAAAGTCGGCCGGTATCAGAAAAACGCTGGTGCCCAGTTCCGGTACCGCAATCTCCCAGTCCCATCTAAGCTTGCAGACCTCCTGCTCCCGCGTGCCGGTGTTCACTTTGAACAGCGCCATGGTTTGCAGGTGAGCCGGCAACTCGCCAAAAAGAATCGACTGCTCCGGCCATGACATCGGGTACGGCTTGCGGCTCGACTTCTTCTCTTCCAGCTTTGTGAGCATTGGCACGCTATCCAGCCATGGCCTGCGCTCATCGTCTCGCCACTTCCTGGCACACAGCGACAAAACCCGAACCACACGCTCGATCGAGATATTCACCGTTCTGTTGCTGACACCTTTCTTTACCTTCCCGCATTCCAGCTTCTTTGTCGCCAGCCTGTCCTTGATGAAAGGCACCAGGGCCTGGTCATCGATGTGGGTCAGCGGCATGTCGCCAATGAATGGGTCGAGCTGTGAAAGGTGGTGCGCGGATAGCTTGATTGAAGGCTGATCCTTGAATTCCAGCAGGAAGCGAGTCGCCGCCTCCCGCCAGGTCCTGACCTTCTTCACACCGTACACCTTCTGCTGCCGGATCTGCTCCAACCTGAAGATCAGGTAGCGCTCCGCTTCTTCCCGGTCACCAGTTCCAGTGCTTTCGTAAAGTCGTTCTCCGTTGATTTTCTTGTCGATATGCCAGATGCCTTTCCTTTGGGAGAGACCTGTGATCGATTTTCGCGCCATGATTTATCTCCTTTCTGGCGCTCGCTGCGGGGCGATTGTTGCTCCGTTGCGCCTTTTTTATCAATCGCCTTTGCCTCGACGTACGCCGTGGCCCAGTCGTCAAGCTCCTGTCGATCAAAGCCAACGCCGCGCCCGCCGATGGGGAACTCGCTGACGAAGGGCCTGACGGTCTCGTCGAAAATTGCCCGGCACATGCCCAGGTACCCAGGCGCTTCCTTTGCTCGGATGAATCGCGGTATCAGTTGTTGCGCGCCCATACCTACCTCCCGCCCACCGTGGGCCGCGCTGTCTTGATGATGTGGATTGACAGGCCAAAGCTGATCAGCAGCCAGGCGCATGTGCCGGCGAAGGCGTAGAGCAGTGCCTCGGTGGTGCCGGTGCCCAGCAGATCGAGAGCGAACCAGCCGAACCAGCCGAGGGTTCCTACCAGGTACAACAGGGCGCCCAGTACAGTCAGGGTGAGTTTCATAGCAAACATGGGGTGTCCTTGCCGCGCTGGGCGGCAGAAGGTGGGTTATTGGGTTGGCTTTGTGTCGCTCAGCTTCCACTCGACGGCATCGGCGCCGAAATCCTTGGCGGTAAGCTCGATGGTTCCGAACGGCCAGTAGTAAGCAAACTCACCAGTTCGCTCGCAACCGGCCAAAATGCTGCCGCAGGATAGGCGCACATCAATCAGGTCTACGGCTGGGTCTTCCTCTGGGTCGGCGTCTTGCCAGTTGCCCTTGAGGGTGAGGACCTGGCTGACTACGTCTTCAATTTCAAACCCGCCGCGATTGCCCATGATTGAACTGATCTGCCGCATTCCGCTGACCCATCGATCCTTGCGGACAATTGCCCCGTCATCCCGGAATTCGTAGTCCTCTACCTTCTCGTGGCGAAATTCAGGCTTTCGGAAATCCATCTCGGTTACTTGTCTGCTCATGGCATAGCTCCGCCCGCCGCTCACCGGCAGGCATGTAGGGGGATTGGGGTTAGGCTGTTGCTTTGATGGCGATGCCGAGTTCAGTAAGTGCATTGCGTACATCAATCACCGGCACCAGACCGATTGCACAATCCGCCGTGTCGTCTTTCTCGCGGTCCAGGCGCCCGTCGTTGTCCCAGGCCTCGACGGCTGGCATGTCCACCACCAGCGTCTCGCGGGATGTTGCGGGTCAACGTTGTTGCCATGTGCAGCAAGCCCATCGAGGCTTTGTATATCTGCAAGTCCGTATGCATTGCCATGTGGCACGCTCTCCAAGAGCAACCGCCCGCAAGCGGGCGGATTAAATAAGCGAATTAATCAATAAGCTCGCTGCGGACGGGGCGGACACGGAGCTCGTAGTACTTGACGCCGTAGTACTGATCGCCAACATCGAAGTCCATGCCGAATGCGAAGTAGGCTGAGCGCTGCGAGCTTGACCAGTACCAGGTGTCGCGGAAGGCTTCGGGGCCCCCCTCCTGGAATGCAGCATGAACGGTTTGCAGCGGGTCTTCAGCGCTGTACAGCTGACCTACCGGCTCGCTGTGCGGGTTGTCACCGCTGCGCGAGCTTTCCCAGTTCTCTTCGGTAGTTGGCTTGAAGTGGCGGTATTGCAGCTCCTGGACATCGCGCGCCGGGATAGCCCAGTCAGCATTCCCACCGATAGTCAGTGCCAGCACCTTAGTTGCCAACTCACTGCCTGCCGCTGCCATCGCTTGGGTGTTAGCCAGGCTGTCAATGAAACTGTCGGCGCCTTCGATCTTCTCGCCGCACTCTCCCCACTTGCCAGCCAGCTCATGCGCAGCGCCGGCAGTGATGTGCAATGAGCGCTTGCCGGTGACCGGGTCACGGGTAATGCCGGTTACGAAGCCGCCGCCGTAGGCCTGGCCGATGGCTGGGTTGGTCACTGCTGGTTCTGCTTTCTCAACTGCGGACATGGTGCTTCCTCTTTTCGAAGGCAACAAAAAAGGCGCTGTGCGCCCTGGTGTGCCAGATCAAGAACGAATGAATGAAGGATTAAATAAAGAATCTGCGGACGGGGCGGACACGGAGCTCGTAGTCCTTGCCGTCGTAGCCCTGATAGCCAACATCGAAGGTCATGCTGAATGCGTAGTTGGCTGAGCGCTGCGAGCTTGACCAGTAGGCACCCTTGGTGACCAAGTCGTGAGCCCAAGCCTGATGCAGCTGGGTGGCCGCTGGCAGGTCGAAGTCAGAATGACCGTCAGCAGTGTGCGCCCGCGCCGCTTCGGCTGCCGGATGACCGCCTGCAGCGATCAGTGCGTCAGTGTTGGCTTTGCCGTCCCACTTGCTGGTCGCTGCCGACTCTTCTTGATAGCGACCCCACTTGAATTCGCCCAGGTCTTTGTCGCCTAGGATCAGGTAGTGGGCTGGAACATCGCCACGGGCAGCGACGTAGCCGGCGTTGATGCCGCCTTGGCCGGGCCAGTACTCGCCGACTGCAGGTGCCACGGTCGATCCGAGAGGCTGAACATTCGCCGCCGGCGGTAGCACCTGAGCGAAAACGCTGGCCATGGCAAGTTTTGCTAGGGACGACGCGGGCATCTTAATAGACGCGTCACCGTGCTTCAGGGTGATCATTTCGTTTTTCATGCGGTTACCTCAGATAGGCGCCGCCCTCCGGGTTACCGGATGCAGCGAGTAGGGTGGGTTATTCGGGTTCGATGATCTCGTCGCCCGGGTCTTTCTGGATGGCCATCAGGCTTTTATTGCGAAATTCCCGCGCCACGTTTTGCGGTATGTCTATTCCGTGGCGCTTAATTTCGAGCATCGGGGCAGATTCTTCACGGCCCAGCGAGTGGGCATGTGCGATCAGTCGCCCGATGGTCGTGCGGTCTTTCGTCTCACCCAATTCGGCGGTCAGCGCTTCCAGGCGGTCACGCATTCCCTGGCGAAAGTAATGGCGGATGATGTCGGACGGTCCTTTTACTTTCGGCGGCGCCGGAGGCAGATCCTCGGCCCGACCATTCAGCACCAGTAGTTGCACCGCCTCGCTGACCTCTTCGACCTCATGCCAGCGCATCAACTCGTCGAGCATCCTCCGGGCGCCGTATGGCACCGTGTGCCGCAATTCCTGCTCGCCCAGTTCCTGCCGCTTCTCGGCAAGCCTGGCCGTTCGTTCTTCCTGGCTCACAGCCATGGCCTACCTCTTCTATTCCGCTGGCCGGCAGTGCGAGCCAGGTTTGACGTTTGCGTTGCGGTACTACGCGCTTGACCTTGCTCATGGGTGGCACACTTCCATCAGGTGTGTGCGCGCACCGGTATAAGGCTTGGCCTGCAAGAGCTGCCTGGGCATTGAGTAAACTGCCCAAGCTTGCTTGCTACATGCGGCCATCATCGCGGCGTACTTGATGACGCTGAGTACGTCAGTAGATTCGCGGGCGTGCATGTTGGTCTTCCTGATAGCTGATCAATCGAACGGGATGTCGTCCCAGTCCTCTGGTGGAGCGCTTTGGTCGTGACCGCCTGAGTGGCTGCCAGCGCTTGCGGCTTGCCCCTTTGGCCTGCGATCAACCAGAGGTTTTGCCATCACCACTTGAACCATTTTTTCCAGCTTCGTAGGGGCTGCAACCTTCCCAAGGATTTCGCTTGCCGTCTTCTCGCTCTCGGCGGAGAAGGGCGCGTAAATCGTTGGTCGCGGCAATCCCTTCTCGCTGTTCTTCTCGATCTCCATCTGGATCAGTAGGCCGATCGGCTTATTCATCAGTGACGGGAAGCCCTGAATTTGTGTCTGTTCGCGCTGCTTTGTGTCTGCGTTCCACTTCTCGACGGTAACCGCTGACGGGTCACCAGAAGTATTCAGGCGAAGACAGGCAAGGATTGCGCTCACCGTCTGGACGCCGCCATTGTTCTGCTGCATCTGACCGTCTTTCAGGTAGCTGGTGTTGATGTAAAACTGGGCCTCCCCGCCGTTTTCGGCTTTGTAAGTGAGGCCCAGGCCGACAGAGCCGGTCTGGCCTTTCACCAGCTCGGCGCGAGTGAATGCACCGATGTACTTACCAGCCTCATCAATAAAGGCCGACTTGTTATCGGCGGCGCAGGCCGCATTGCGGTCGAGTGCGAACATGGGTGTTTCTCCTAAGCTGCTTGCTGGTCTTGAATGTCGTAATAGGCACAGATCGCGGCATCAACTGCCGCCAGATCGTTTTCAATGAATGGGTCTTCAAACATGTCCATGGGGGCTTTGGTAGTGTCTGAACCGTTGTTTCTGGTGCTAAACAGGTGCTGACCGTCCTGAACGACGGCGCGCAGAACGATCGTCACCATGCCCTCAAGCGTGATTTTCTCGTCCAGCATCTTGCCAATCGTCTTCATCTTGATTTGGCCAGCGTCCGTTTCTTCGGTGTGGCTCAAGATGTACACACGGACATCATCAGGAAGGCGAAGTAGGGCTTCGAAGATGTTCCAGGTGTGTCGCCCGATTTCAGTGAACTTGTCGAACCCCTTTTCCTCGCTACGACGCATGAACTCGTTAGCCAGGATGTATTGGAAGTCGTCGATGATGATTACCTTGCGGCCTCCCTTCTCGACGGATGCCTTGGCCCTGCCGATGATGTGGCTCCAGTCATCAGTCACATAAGCCTTCCAGGCTTTCGCATCGCGGAAAGGAAGCGGCTTAGGAATCACCTGAATCAGGGATGACATGGTCGGCTTCATGTTGCGCAGGGAGCTGCTTTTTCCACTCCCCGATTTGCCGAGGATGATTGATACGGTTGCCATGGCGACCTCAGTTTGGTTGGTTGTCCCACTGCCGCTGGATGCGGCGGGCTTCGTCTTCGTACTCTTTGCGCTGCTCGCCGGTGAATCGGTCAGGCGAGAAGGCACCGACCATCATCCAATCGAACTGGGCGGCTAGTTTTGGCGATGTGCTCATGACTGCCTCAGTAGGCGATGGTTACTGAAGGGATCTTTCGTTGAGCGATCAGCGTCACCGCCTGCTTGGCGCAAGCCTCAGGCATTCCGCCAGCAATGAATGCTTCCAGAGCAGCGCGGTTGATCTTGCCCTGATGCGCTTTGTCGGCTTCGCGAGCTTCCGCCTGACGCAAGATTTCGTCCGCCGCCGCATCGGCACGAGTCTTCTCATCTAGCAAGGCCTGTTCAACTGCCTTCTTTTGATCCTCAATCGCTTGCAGTCGGTCTCGTTCTGCCTTCTGATCTGACTCGACCTTTTCGCGCTTCGCCTGTTCAGCCTTGCGCTCAGATTCGGCGGCTGCCAGCTTCAAGTCTGTTTCGCGCTTCTCGGCAGCCAACTTTTCATCGCGGACGCGCTGCTCCTCGGCTTCACGTTCAAGCCTGGCTTTTTCTTCCGCCGCCTTGGTGGCCTGCTCGGCAGCTTCGCGAGCAATCCGGTCCTCGTTGTCCTTCTTTTCGCGGGCTTCCTTCTCTAGGCGCAGGCGGTTCAATTCAGCTTGTTCGGCCTCGTACTGAGTGCGTTCGGTGTGCAGGGCTCGCAGCTTAGCCAGGATCTTGTCTTTAACTTGTGCGGCTTCTGACAGGAACTCTTCCCATGTTTTGTCGATTGCAAGGGCTTCCAGCTCGGCGATCAAGCGAGCAACTTCGGACGAAGACGGTGTATCAGTGAACTTGGCCATTTCATCAATCTGGTAAATGGCCTCGCTGTGCTTAGCTACCCTTGCATCTTCAGCGGCTTGCCAATCGTCGAGCGGCTTGCGGACTTCCTTCTGCCATGACTCCAGCATGTCCCAAACGCGCTTCCGCTCGGCGTCGATCAGCTTCGGAATCTCCTTTTGCTTTGCGGAGATTTCTTTGCCGACCGCCTCGAGTGCGTTTTTTGATTTAGCGATCTGGTGAGCCATAGATGCATAGGCTTTGCGGCCTTTGTCCGTTTTTAGGTCTGGTAGCACCTTGTTGAACTCATCGACCTTTGTGCGGACCTGCTGAAGCCATGGATCAAGCCCATTGGCTGTGCTAAATACGGTCAAAGCGGTTTCTTTCGGAGGCACTACTGCCAATTCTGTTTCTGCGGACATAGGGGATCCTTGCCGCGATGCTCGCAGCGATTGGAAGTATGGGTTATTGAGTAATGGCGCTCGAGCTACGATGCCAGCAGATATTGGCGCTCGTATGCGGCCAGCCGCTGTGCAGAGCTTTCCCGTTGCAGTTCGCGGCGCCGGGCCGACACGGCATTGACCAGTTCCTGCATCAGCTCAACCGATTCCTCGGTGCTGATGTGTCCTTGGCCGACGTTGGCCTGGATCAGCCCTTCGCAGAAATCTTCATCAGGGCGCATAGACTTGCAGACCTGTGTAATCTGGTGCTGGATCATGTCGATCGCACGCTGGTGATAACTTTTCATTCAGTACCTCCCGCTGGTGGACAGATCAATTCCATCTGCTCCATTGCCGCACCAATACGCAGCTTTAGGCTGGCGCGCTCTTTGATCCGGCGCGCCTCGCGCTCGGCCAAGTCGTCAGCCGTGTATTCATGGAACAGCTCGACGTGCGGCTTCTTCCCGAAATTGGGCAAGTCCCAGCGCCTGTCTGATTCCCTGGCCTGGGCGCTATCCGCGTAGCTGGTTGGCATGGCGAGTCTCCAGGCGCCGGGCGAGGGCGCATGCTTCGTTGTGATTTCGGCGGAACCCCTTCACCTTCCCGGTGGTGGAATCGACGACGTGGAAGAACTCATTGCCTGCCGGGATGACGCGATAAAGTGGCGAGGTCTTCGGGGCGCTGGAGCCGACCAGCCCGAGGCACAGGGCCAAGGCCATATTGCGGCGCTGGTTCATTGCGAGCGCTACGTCGCAGTAAGCGTGCTGACTTTGGTTCATGCTGCCTCCGGCCAATGGCGTTCGATGCTCTCTTTTGCGTAGATGGAAAGCCGCTCGTAGCCGTTCACGCCACCGCAGCCTGGCATCGTTCCTTCCAGTTCGACGCAGGCGCGGATGTCGCAGCGGCGCGAGCAGACCCAGCCGCCGTAGTGGCATTGGTAGACTTCACCTTTCGGCTCAGGGTGATAGGCGAGGCCGCCTTTCCATGATGGCGAGCCGCGCAGCTTGAGGCCGCATCCTCGGCACACCGCTTGAGTTTCAGTACAGTTATGCATGGCGACCTCCAGTGTTTGGGGTTAGGCGGAGATTTCGACCGGAACAGCTTCACGAAACCGCGACGGGCTCCAGTCGCAAGACTGGTCAGCAGGGATGTGGCCGAACATCGCGGTGCAGCGTTTGCAATGCACGCAGTCGCCGCAGGTTTTGTCCTCGGGCAGGTTCATCTGGTCAGCGTTGTTTGCCGACCGTGGATAGGGCGCTCGTTGCTCAGGCATGACTCTCTCCATTGGTTGGTTCACCCGGTTAGGCGGCTACCGGCTCATTCATCAGTTCGGCGTACGCGTTGAGCGCTTCTTCGCGGGTATCGCCGAATGCGTAGTTGGCCGACGACTGCAGGTCTTCAAACCCTTCGCCTACCACGCACCACGCACTGCCATCCTTCATCACGCGTATTGCCCACCAAGGCTTCTGGAATCCGTCAGTGCGGCAGGTGTTGCAGGCCCAGGTGCCGCCGTAGACGAAGCCTGCCTGCTTGCACTGGCCGTGCGGGAATGGGTGGATGAAGTAGATCTGGCCGGCGCGGACCAGTTCGTCCGCTTTGTCCCAGCCCTGTCCACGCTCAAAGCGCGCCGGGCCATCAGCCGTGGCATTACGCTCAACACCATGCACTCGGGAGTTGAAGCCGCCGAGGAAGTTGCCGCTGAGCAGGCTCGCGTCGAAAATTTCATTCGCCATACGGATGCGGTTTGTTTGCTGTTTCATGGTCAACTCCGGTTGTTGGTTCACCTGTATTCGTCAACACTCATTCCTCCCGCTGGTTGCCGATGGGCGCGGGGGAGGAGTGCTGACGGGTAAAGGCGGGATAAAGAAAGGCCAGTTGGACGCTGGCCTCTCGGATGCAGTAGTTGATTTTTGGGCGGGACCATCAGCGCCAGAACGCCGAGAGCCCCGGTCGAGAACGCCAGCGCTCACGATGGAAGCGCAAGGGACCGGTTGGCAGGCCGTCATCAGTTGGCGGTTCTGGCCGCGCATGGCTGAGCGCTGCGCCGATCAGGAACAGTAGGAGCATGGTGATCTCCGGTTTGGGTGTGACGCAGGTGGGCGGTTATAGGCCGCATTTTCGTCCGCATCCCAAAGCCCACTCATTGAATAGGCAGAGGTGATGCGGTCAAAAGAAAACGATGCAGCAAGGACCGTCGTAACCCTCCTCGCATACAAAGGCCTGAGCCTGCCCAGTTGCAACGGTCCAGCACTGAACGTAAACAGTTCCTGCGAAACGGCTTTTGATCATGATTTGCATTTTATTACCCTCCGTTGATTTTCCGGATGACCCTGTCGCCAAGGTCATCGAGGAAATCTGTTCGCCGTGACCCGCTACTGGCGTCGGTCACCGGCTTGAATCAAATGTCTCTCCAGCCGCGGGCCTTTCGGCTTGTTCTCCCGCTGGATAACTGTTCTTGGCGCTTTACGCTGCACGCCCGGGTCAGTTGCCAACCCTCTGAACCGTTAAGGCCGGTTCATCGCTGCCTTTGAATCTGGGCCGGTGGTGATCCGGCAAGGGGTGAAACCAAAGAGCGGCGGGCGGAGGCCCTTCGCAGTCCCTCGTAAGTCGCTGCGATGGAGCTAGTAAACAACACGTTTATAAACGCGTCAACACAAAATGTTTATTTTGTTTATTGAGGCTGCCAGGACGGCATGGGCGGGGACGGCGGGAAGGTAAAATCGCGGGCACAAAAAAGCCCGGCGCTTGGCCGGGCTTGATTGGGTGGCGTGGACTGGTGTTAAGAGAACATTGCCCACCAGAAGACGTGACCAATGATGGAGATTTGCTGCTCTTGGATTTCGGCGAACGTGTAGTCCTCGTCGGGGTACTCGTCGCGGTTGTAGCTTCTGAATCTTAGGCCCGTAGGGATGCGATAGACCTGCTTAACGCGGAGCTGTCCATTGTGATTGATGGCGTACATCTCTCCATCGACCACATCTTTTAGGGAGTTTTTCCCAACGTTTACACCAACTGTAGCTCCATCTCTCAGCACGGGAGCCATGCTGTTACCGCTTACCGACACGCACTTAGCCTTGTCGAACTGTACGTTGTTGCGGCGCAGGTCCTGCTTAAAGAAGCGGAGTCTTGCGCTTGGATTCTCTTCTACTGCAAACATGCCAGGGCCTGCATCTAGCTCAACCTCTTCCAAGAAGGGGAGCCAGACCTCATCAGGCCTAAGCGGGGTGTCGTCATCCCACGCTTCAATCTCTGACAGCGCGCCGGATGCGTCCCGATCCCTGGAATCTCCAATACCTTCCATCAAGGGAAGGCCTTCGCCACTGTCGAGCCACTCAAAACGAATACCCAGTTCCTGACTGACCCTATAGAGGTCTTTCTTGGGCACGCCGCGACTGAACCAGTTGTTCACCGATTGAGTGGACACCCCAAATTTATCCGCGAGCCAGGTCGGCGTGATGCTTCTGGGTGCGGTGAATTGCCTAAGGCGGTCGCCTGAATGTTCGATTTTCATAAACAGAAAGTTTACTCGTGTTGCTATGTTTATTAAATAAACGTATCGTTGAGTTATGTTTACTCGCCGACGGCGGAATGTTTATGAAACCTACACCTCTAGAACGCGCAATTTTGGCTGCCGGATCCGGCAAAGCCCTTGCCTTGCTCCTGGGAGTCACTCCTATGGCGGTCTCCTACTGGAAGGCCAGGGGTGTGCCCGCACGTCAGGCACTTCGCATCGAGAACGCAACCGGCGTGCCTCGGCACGAACTGCGTCCCGATCTCTACCCAATTGCCGCTTAAACCCAATTCATCAGCCAGGAGCATCGAAGTATGTACATGGACCCCAATCAAAAGCGCGCCATCCCGGTGAAGGTTCGTTTTGAACCAGTGCTTGATCGGATTCTGCGTAAAGCCGCCAGCAAAACCCGTATGCAGCACGCCACGTATCTCTACGAAATCATCGAGTGGGCAGTTTCCAACGGTGTCATCGAAGAGCTCATGCAGGACAAACAAGAAGATATCGCGGGCTAGAGGCCTTTTGGAGGCCCGAATGAGCATTGAGCTTGAAAAGTTGCCGCCTAAAACGCGGCAAGCAGTAGAGGGGTTGATGCGCCAGAACGGGTGGAGTTTTGCCCAGGCCATCAACGCAATGATGGAAACATCAATCGCAAGTGGGGCGCTTTCAGAGGTCGGCAGGAAGAAGGCGAAGGTCCTTCAGTTGGTTACCCCAATGAGGGCCTCTGGCAGGGACTCTTCAGGGTAATCCAGAGGGCCTCTGCCAAATTCAAGGCAAAAAAAAGCCGGGGTAGTGACCCGGCTCTCTTCAACGCTTCGTGGGACCGATTATATGCAAACCACACAACATAGCAATACCCCGGCTAATTCCGCGACACGTTTTTCGATTGCTGAAAACGTGGCGCGCAAAACTATGTCGACGCGGGAAATCGCTGAGCTGACCGGCAAGGCGCATTTTCATGTGAAGCGCGACTTTCTCGCCTTGCTGAAAGAGCTTGGCGAGGATGCATCCAGTTTTGGATGTATCTACCTCGATCCGCTGAACCGCGAGCAAACCGAATACTTGCTTGATCGAGAACACACCGATTGCCTGCTGACCGGCTACAGCGCCGCAATGCGCATGACCGTGATTCGGCGCTGGCACGAACTGGAAGCGCAGGTGGCGCAGCCTCAGCAGCTCTCGACCATCGAAATCCTGCAGATCGCCATGGAGTCTGAAAAGGCCCGCTTGATGCTTACCGCCCAGGTTGAGCAGCAGGCTACCAAGATCCACTCCCTGGAGAACCTGTTCAAGGAAGGCATGACCCACACGCAATTCTGCAAGGGCCTCAATGGGGTCAACGTCATGCAGGTGGGCAAGTACTTGGAATCGCGCAGCTGGCTCTACAACGAGAGCAAGTCCGGCCTGCGCCATCGTGTGGGCTCATACGCCCGCGACAAGTACATGACCGAACACCAGGTGGAAGTCACGCCGCACGGCAAAGACCCGTTCATCTCCTACACGCCTGTTCTGCTGAAGAAGGGCGCCGCACGCCTGTACGACCTGTACCTGGCCGGAGAACTTCCCATGAAGAAGACCTGGGACGGCCTGTTCACCCATGACAAGGCTATGCGGGGTGCAGCGTGAGTATGGAGTTGATGGTAAAGGCCATGAAGACCAAGGTCGGCAACCCTCTGCGCAAGCTGGTGCTGATCAAGCTGGCCGACAACGCTAACGACGTGGGCGAGTGCTGGCCGTCCTACCAGCACATTGCCGACCAATGCGAGATTGACCGCAGCACTGTTCGACGCCATATCAAGCACTTGGAAGAGCAGCGCCTGCTGAAAATTGAGAACCGCGATGGACCTAAAGGCAACTCGTCGAACCTCTATTTGCTGACCCTGGGGGGTGTAGGCACAAACAGCACCCCTGTAGTCCCAAAAAGCACAGGTGTAGGCACACAGCCTACACCCCCTGTAGGCCCAGAAAGCACCAGAACCAGTCACTCTTTTGAACCAGTCATTGAACCAGTAGAGCAGCCGGTCGCTGACGCTCCCTCGGCGAAGAAGAAGGCGACCAAGTTCGATCCGCTCACATGCAAACCGGCCAATGTTAGCGAGCAGGTTTGGGCGGACTGGTGCCAACACCGCAAAGAGATCCGCAAGCCGCTGACCAAGACCACCTGCGAACGCCAAGCCAAGACCCTGGCCGGCCACCACTGGGCTGACGCTGTGATCATCCAGTCCATCAGTAACGGCTGGACCGGCCTGTTCCCGGACAAGGTGGTGCCTGGAGGCAAAACTGTCAGCAACGGCCCGGACTTCTACGACCAGTCGTGGCGCACCGATACGAGTGATGACCTATGAAGAACGTCACTCAGATGATCCCAGGTGCAGCGCGGGCCCTGGCCACCGCCGCCCCTTATCAGGCCCCTGCTCAGCCAGGAACCCAGCTGGGCGTTGTGGATGACGCCACCGGTGAAGTGGTCGAGCGCCTATTCCGCCAGTTGCAGGCCATCTTCCCGGCCCATAAACAGGCATGGCCAGACGACAAGGCCAAGGCCGCAGCTATGCGCAACTGGACCATGGGTTTCATGGCTGCCGGTATCCGCTCACTGGAGCAGATCCGCTATGGAATCGAGCAGTGCCGAAAAAGCGGCTCACCGTTCGCTCCAAGCGTCGGCCAGTTCATAGGCTGGTGCACGCCTGGGCCTGAAGCGTTCGGCCTGCCAGCGAGCGCTGACGCCTGGGTGGAGGCATTGATGGGCGTCTACAGCCATGAAGGCGTGCGCATCGCTGCCAACGAGACCGGAATCTTCGACCTGCGTTCAGCCAAGCAGGAAGACAAGGGCCTTCGCCAGCGCTTCGACCACAACTACGCCGTGGTCATTCGCCGCGCCCAGGAGGGCCAGCCGCTGAACGGGAAGATCCTCGCCGGGATCGGCCACGACAGCCAGAAGACGGCCTTCGAGCTGGCCAACGAGCTCGCCGACCAGCAGGTCCAGGCAAAAATCATTCAGCAAGGCATCCCGGCCGACGGCAAGTCCGCCCGCGAGCTGCTGCTGGCGAAAATGAATATCAAGCGCGAGCCGGTGTGCGGCGCGGAGAAGCGGACATGACCGACAAAATGCGTGAAGAGTTTGAGACCGCTGTTGCTTTGGAAGCTAAAGAGCCCGTGCTGGCGGTGTACCTGAGCCGACGTGACGACACCTACAGCACCAGCACCCTCCATTTCGCATGGTGGGCTTGGAAAGCCTCCCACACGGCTCTGCTGAAAAAGCAAGTCAAGGAACAAGAAGAATTCCTTGCCCACCTTGCCGAATTTGAGCCTGAGGACACTTTCCATGACTGACTACACGGAACTGAAGCGGCTAGCCGAGGCTTTCCCGGCCGATCTGGATTGGGACAGTAACACCGAACCGTTCTTCAACGGCCCATCAGGCGAATCGCTGGGTGGCGGATCAACTGGTTTCTACTGCGTCTATGGCGCCCCCTTCGAAATTGATGGCGAACAATACGACGGGCATACGTACGTCGAAACCTGCAAGGCCGACTTTGCCAAGTTCATGGTCGCGGCACGCGATGGAGTCCTGGCCCTGATCGCCGAGAACGAGCGCGACGAACTAGCCCTGCGTGCGTTCAGTAGAGTTGCCGAAAACGCGGTGGCCGAGCGCGACCAACTCCGCGCCGAAGTCGCGGGCCTCAAGACCGGCTACGAAGCCTACGAGCGGGTGAATGCTGAGCTGAAGGCTGAGGTGGAGAAGTTGCGCAAGGAACTGGCCGCCCGCCACCCATTCAAGTTCGCTCAGGAATCACCGGCAATCGGCTTCACCGGCTGCGTGATATGTGGCGTGTACACCGATCACGGTGGACTGCCTTGCCCTAAGACGCGGGCTACAGCGATAGCGCACGCCGCCATGGGCAAGGGAGAGCAGTCATGAATATCAATCGCGGGAAATTCAGCGACGACTACCGTGGCAACGGCTACATGATCAGCTTCGGGTTCAAGCGAGGCTGGCTGCTCTTAGGGTGCCGCCCGCTCAACTGGCATTTCTATTTCACGAAACTCGACTCCAAGCCTGCCGTCCGGGTTTACGTCGGTCCATTCGAAATTGAATTCTTTCGGGTGACGCCATGACCAGCCTCCAGATCCGCAACGAATCAGACCGCAACAAAGCCATGGGCTACATCGCCGGCCTGGACCTGGCCAAGCCCAAGAAGCTGGCCATCACCGAAGTGGACCGCAGCGGGGAGCAGAACAAGGCCCTGCACGCGGCCCTGGCCGATATCGCCGCCCAGGTCGAGCACGCCGGGAAGAAGTGGGATGTCCTGATCTGGAAGCGCCTTCTGACGGCCGCCTGGCTGCGTGAGACGGGCGATCAACCACAGATGATCCCAGCGGTAGACGGGAACGGCTTCGACGTCATCTACGAACGCACCAGCAAGCTCACCGTGAAGCAGTGCGGCGAGTTGATCGAATGGGTTCACGCCTTCGGCGCCGAGCACCAGGTGCGCTGGACGCAGAAGGACAACTGGGGAGGGCGCTACTGATGAGCCATAACTTCAAGCCGGGTGACCTAGCGCTGATCGTCAATTCAGGGGCCCCTGAAAATATTGGCAAGACAGTACGTCTTGTCGAGTTTATCGCGCCGCATGGCGAGGGGGTCGTACATGAGGGCGTGATGTTCAATCCGCGCCCAGAAGACACCTGGATCGTCGAGTCGTTGGATGGGTCAAAGAGCCTTGTCGGCGGTTACATCCAGCGGAGCATTATGGTCAGTTCCGGGCCGTGCCGACAGAAATGGCTCATGCCCCTTCGCGGCGACTTCGCCCATGAGCAGCAGAAAGCCAAGGAGGCTGTATGACCATCGAACGGAAGCCGGCCAAGCCTAAGAAGTGCCGCGTTGCTGCGTGCAGGGCCTTATTCGTCCCCTCGCGCATGGGCCAGGCGGTTTGCAGCCCAGCCTGCGCGCTGATCGACGGGCCGAGGCACGCGCCAAAGGCACGCAAAGCGCTGGCCGATATTGAGCGCAAGGACATCAAGGTCCGCAAGGAGAAGCTGAAGAGTAGGGCGGACCACCTCAAGGACACTCAGCAAGCGTTCAACGCCTGGATCAGGGCGCGTGATGCCGGGCATCCCTGCATCAGTTGTGGCACCACTGCCGATGTTCAGTACTGCGCTGGCCACTACAGGACAACCGGCTCATGCCCTGAACTGCGCTTCGAGCCGCTGAACGTGCATCTCCAATGCAACAAGAACTGCAATCTATCGAAGTCCGGAAACATCCTCGGTTACCGCCCGCGCCTGCTGGAGAAGATAGGCGCCGAGATGCTGGCCTGGATCGAAGGGCCTCATGAGGCCAAGAAGTACACCATCGAGCAACTGAAGGCGATGACCGCCGAATACCGGGCAAAGACCAGAGAACTCAAGAGGGCTGCAGCATGAACTACCAAAACGTCATTTCTGCAGTCGTCCGCGCTCTTGCAGCGGAGACGATCAACAGCGCAGGTGGGTGCAACGTCGAGCCGCGGGTGCAGACCAGCAAACTGAAGGGGGAGATCACCGGAAAGGATGCCGCACTGCTCGCTGACTGCATCGTGCACAAACTTCTACACGCCCAGCTTTCCCCGCGGCACTGGAATGCATTGGTGGCTAAGTACAGCACCCACCGTGGGCGCAAGATCGATTCCATCGGCCGTCTTGTTGCGGTTGTGTCCTCGCCGGCGCCGCTGCGCTTCACTCAACAGGCGGTACTGGTCTGGGCTGTGCCGCAGCAGTCGAAGGGCATCCGGCGTGCAGTGATCGAGGTCAAAGCTCCGAAGCATCGTGAAAACAAGGATGAGGGCCAGTGGGATTGGCGCAACAAAGCAGCCGACGCAGATGTTGCGCGCGCCAACAAGTACGCCAGGTCAGTGGCCGAGACGAAGCCGGGAGAGATGATCGTCCTTGCTGAGTCGAACTATGACATGACGAACTGGGATACCCAGGGCCTGACTGAGCGCACCTATCAGCGCTGGAATAAGAACATCAAGGGAGCGCTAGAGTCGATGGTGGACGAGGCTTTGGTCGATGCACAGCACATGCTTGAGGCCGTAGGGGTTCTGTCTGGGGAGGCCGCATGAAAATAGTCCCTCAAAAGTGCTTGCAATATCATGTCGCCATGTCGCATTATTCACCCATCCTGTCATTCTTGCGTGTGTAGGACTGACTAACAAGAACCCGGCCACTGCGCCGGGTTTTTTATTGCCTGAGTTTTACTGCAGCCAGGGCAGCCTCACGGAAGGCCTGGACGCTGATAAGCCGGTAGTGCAGCGCTACGGAAAAACACCGGCAGCCCGCGCACCCTGACCTCACTGTGCTTACAGGGTGGCGCGAGACAGGAAAGGCGAGATCGATGCATATGGGCGTCGACGCTTGGATTGTCTTTGGCTGACTGCGGGAAAGACCGCGCACCTATTCAGGGCCTCGAAATTGATCGGGGCCTTCTAGTTTTCGGCTCCACCACACCCATTGCTCCGAGCTGGGAGTGCTGTGTGAGCCGATTCAATTCCCAAACATGCCCCACGGAGTCGAGCGCATGGAGTATCTACAGCGCCTGCTCGACAAGATCGACAGGTTCGAATTGTTGATTGCGGGCCTGATTGGGGCCGTTGTTGCGAGCTGGTGGCACAAGGACGACTTGTCCGACTGGCGCGCCTGGATGGTGTTCTTGGTCACCGGGGTGGCCTGCTCGCTGTACCTGACGAGCATGGTGAGCGCGTACCTGAATGTCACTGAGCCGAAGATCGTCGCCGGGATTGGCTTCCTCCTGGGCACGTTCGGCGGTTCTCTTCTGGCAGCAATCAACCGAGCCATCAAAGCCGCTGACCTCTGGGCGCTTATTCGCCAGCGGTTCGGGGGAGGCAATCCACCATGAATCTTGAACTGATCAACTCCATCGCCTGCGGCCTGATCGCCTTCTGGGCAACCTGGTGCGTATTGAGCGGGAAGGTGAGGGACGGCATCCTCGGGAAGCTGATCTACACCACGATCGCCATCACGGGCTTCGTCGTGTCGGTACGCAGCCAGAACATCTTCTTCGGCCCGACCACTGCTGGCCTGACGCTGCATGTCGCCCTGGCCATGGCCGGCGCCCGCCACATCTTCATGGTCACCTACTGGCAGACGGTAAAGGGCTGGCTGTGCAGAACACTGAACTGCGAGCAGTGCATGGGCTGCCCTAAGGCGCCTGAAACCATCGACCAACCCAAGCAGTAATCCGCGCCACGTTTTCGAATGCGCCAAATCGTGGCGCTAGACAGGAGTAGTGCATGAGCGTGAAGGTTTTGGAGTTCAAGCGGGAGGACTGGCGCGACGCCGCCAAGACCTTGCGCAAGATTGCCGATGACCTGGACGCTGGCGAGCATCCCGAATGCACAGTAGGCGCCTTGACCCTTATCGGCGCAAAGGGAGAGGTGACTGTGTTCGGTCTAGGTCCCAAGTGCGATGACCTTCAATGCCTGGGTGCCATGCGCTTGGGCGAGCAGAAGCTGATTGATGTGCTGCTGGACAGCCAAGACTAAGGATTCCCCATGACAACCAAGCAACCCGACTGGGAGCGCATTGAACAGCTCTTCCGGGCTGGCTTGCTCTCAGTGCGTGAGATAGCCGCTGCCTGCGGTGTCTCCCATACAGCGATCAACAAGCGGTCGAAGGCTGAAGGCTGGGATCGTGACCTGAATGCCAAGATCAAGGCCAAGGCCGATTCGCTGGTTTCCAAGCGAGAGGTTTCCACAAAGGTTTCCACGGAAACACTGGCAACCGAACGCGGCATCGTTGAGGCGAACGCGGAAGTCATCGCTGACATTCGAATGGCTCACCGGGGCGACATATCCCGAAGCCGCCGGCTGACCAACAAGCTGCTGGATGAGCTGGAAGCGCTGACGGATGAGCAGGGCACCATCAAGGAGCTGATTGCTCAGTTCAAGGATGGCGATCACGACCACGACGACGGCGATGCTATGGCCGATGTGCTCGCGCTGGCCCAGAAGATGAGCGCGCTACCGTCCCGGACCAAGACCATGAAGGAGCTGGCCGAGACGCTGAAGACTCTGGTCGTGCTGGAGCGCCAGGCATATGGCCTTGACGACAAAGAGAAGAATGACGACGCGGACGAGCTATCCAAGCTGATGGACGAACTATCGAAGGAAGCCTGACATGAAGCCCGAGCACATGAAGCTGCTCAGGGATCGGTTCTGGCGTCTGAACAACCTGTACTTCATCACCGACAAGCAGGGCAAGAAGGTTCGCTTCCGCATGACGCAGGAGCAGATCGATTACTTCCAGGGGATGCACACTCGCAACATCATCCTCAAGGCCCGGCAGTTGGGCTTCACCACCCTGGTGTGCATCGTCCAGCTGGATGCCGCGCTGTTCGAGGCCGCCAAGTGCGCCCTGATCGCCCACACCCTGAACGATGCCAAGCGGCTGTTCCGGGAAAAGGTAAAGTACGCCTACGATCACCTACCCAAGGAGATCAAGGCGGCTAACCCTGCGCGCAACGATGCCGCCGGCGAGCTGGTGTTCAGCAAGGGTGGGTCGTTATACGTTTCGACGTCCTTCAGGGGCGGCACGCTGCGCTACCTGCACGTTTCCGAGTTCGGGAAGATCTGCGCCAAGTTCCCACACAAGGCGCGGGAGATCGTCACCGGTGCGTTCGAGGCCGTGGCGGCTGAGTGCTTCGTCACCATCGAATCAACGGCAGAGGGCCGGGCCGGGTACTTCTTCGACTACAGCCAGTCCGCCGAGAAGCAGCAGCTGGCCGGTGTGCCCCTGGGCCTACTGGACTGGAAGTTCTTCTTCTTCAGCTGGTGGCGGAACCCGCTGTACTGGTTGGACCCGACTGACGTCACTATCCCTGACCGCCTGACCAAGTATTTCGACGAGCTGAGCGCCAAGCACGGCATCGTCACCAATCCAGGTCAGCGCGCATGGTACAGCGCCAAGGAAAAGACCCTCGGCGACGACATGAAGCGGGAGTACCCGTCGATCCCTGCTGAAGCCTTCCAGCAGTCGATCGAGGGCGCCTACTACGCACAGCAGTTCACCAAGCTTTACGCAGCTCAGCGCATCGGCACTCTGCCAGACAACAGTCACCTGCCGGTGATGACCTTCTGGGACATCGGCGTCGGCGACTCCACGGCCATCTGGTTCGTGCGTCAGGTAGGCAACGAGTATCACGTCATCGACTTCTACCAAAACAGCGGGGAAGGCCTGCGGCACTACATGAAGGTGCTGAAGGACAAGGGTTACACCTACTCCGAGCACTGGGGGCCGCACGACATCGACAACCGCGAGTTCGGCAGCGATGCCAAGACCCGCCGGGAAATGGCGCGCGAAGGATACGAAATCGACGGCCAGCACTACCGCATGACGTTCCAGGTTGTGCCGAAGATCGGCGTCGACGACGGCATCGACCAAGCGCGCGAGATCCTCGCTCACTGCGCCTTTGACGAGGCGAAGTGCGAAGAGGGCATCACCGCCCTGGAGAACTACCGAAAAGAGTGGGACGACAAGAAGGGCTGCTGGAAAGACCGGCCGCTTCATGACTGGGCGTCTCACCCGGCTGACGCCTTCCGCTACTTCGCAGTGGCCAAGACCAAGCGCGCAGCAATGACCCACATCCCTGTCACCTTCACCTTCTGAGGCCGATATGCCCAACTACAGCGCCATCAGGCAAGAGTACAGCGATGCCTTGCCCGGTTGGCAGCTGGTCAAGCGTTGCGTAAAGGGGCCGAGAGAGGTCCGCAAGTATGACGAATATCTTCCGATGCCTGACCCGCTCAACCAGAGCGAAGAGAACAAGGCCCGGTACGAGCAGCTGAAGAAGCGCGCCATGTTCCTGAACGTGGTGGGTCGCACTCGCACCGGCCTGCTGGGCGCGGTGTTCCGCAAGACTGCCGAGATCAGCCTGCCCACCGCCATTGAATACCTGAAAGAGAACGCCAGCGGCGACGGTGCTAGCCTGGAGCAGCTGAGCAAGGAGTCGACCGGCGAATGCCTCGACACTGGGCGCGGCGGCCTGCTGGTGGACTTTCCCAAGGTCCAGCTGCCCGAGGGGCAGACAGCGCTCACCGTCGCCCAGGCCGCGAACTCACGCGCCTTCATCCACTTCTACTGCGCCGAGAGCATCATCAACTGGCGTGAAGACGTGATCGACGGCGTGCGCCGGCTGACCCTGGTGGTGTTGCACGAAAAGATCAATGTGCCCACGCCCGATGGATTTGAGTTCACCGCCAAGGACCAATACAGGGCCCTGATGCTGCGTGACGGCAAGTACGTGCAGAGCGTGCACAGTGCTGATGACCCGGAAGGCGAAGAGACGGAGCCCAAGGACAAGTCCGGGAAGCCGTTCTATCACATCCCGTTCCACTTCTTCGGCGCCGAGAACAACGACGCGAGCATCGACAAGGCGCCGCTGGAAGACTTGGCCGAGGTGAACATCCTCCACTACGGCAACAGTGCCACCGTGGAGGAGTCGGGTTTCATCAGTTCCCAACCAAGCCTATTCATCACCACGGACATTCAGCCTGATGAGTTCATCAGATTGAACCCGAACGGTATGCACATCGGCTCCCGGCGCGGGCACAACCTGGGCAAGTCGGGCACAGCGATCATGCTGCAGGCCAACGAAACCCAGCTGGCCCGCGAGCTGATGAAGGACAAAGAGCAGCAGATGCTCATGATCGGCGCCCGCATTGTCCAGCAGGGCAGCGGCGCCGAGACGGCAGAGGCTGTGCGCATCCGGTACAGCTCCGACAACTCAGTCCTTGGCACCATCGCCGGCAACGTGAGCGAGGCCGTTCGCCTATCCCTGTTCGACGCCCAGCGCTTCATGGTTGGGGATGTGGACGAGGAAGGCACTGTCTTCTGGCTCAACCAGGAGTTCTTCGACGAGGTCATGGACGCCCAGGCGATCCTGGCCCAGATGCAGCTCTGGCAGCAGGGCATCATCGCCAAGAAGGACTTGCGCACCAACCTGCGCCAGTCCGGCGTGCTGGATTCGGATCGCACGGACGAAGACATCGACGCTGACCGAGAGGAAGAGGCGCCGGTGGTGGGTAGCGAGCCTGTGACCGGTGAGCCTCCACCCAATCAGCCGCCCGAGGTGAACGATGAGTAGTGAAGGCTACCTGACGGACGCCACAACCCGGCACCAGGTCTACGTCCAGCGTTATGCTGGCGGAAACCTGAAGCGGGTGGCGGCATTCATCAGCAAGGCCATTAAGACGGCAAAGGATCGCGTATCAGCCGGGCTGAGTGATTACGGCACCAGACGCTACATATCTCAGATAGAAACGCTCCAGGTCGATTTGCGGGGCATCTACGACGATATGAAGGGCAGGGCGCAGCTTGACCTTGGTGAGTTCGCCGCATATGAGGCTGAATTCAATGCCACGATGCTGGGCAAGGTCGTGAAGCTGGTTGTTCAGCTCAACGTGCCTTCGGCCGAGATGGTGAGCGCTGCAGCATTGGCTGACCCGTTGATCCTTGAAGCTCGAAAGGGCGCGCAGCGGATCAGCATCGGCGGGGCGCTCGACCAGTTCGGCACCAAGAAGGCGGCCGAGATCATCGGCGAGATCCAGATTGGTTCAAGCCTGGGTGAGACCAGTCAGCAGATCGGCCGGCGCCTCACCAGCATTCACCAGTTGCATCAGGATCAGGCCTCATCGCTCGTTCGCACCATGACCAACCATGTCGCCAGCACGGCGCGCATGGAGACTCTGAAGGCGAACGACGACATCCTCAAGGGCTGGCGTTGGATATCCACCTTGGACAGTAAAACGTCGCACATGTGCCAGGCCAGAGACCAGCACCTGTACGGCTGGGATGATCCCAAGCCGCCAGGGCACTGGAATTGCCGCTCAAGCGCGCTGCCCGTGCTGAAAGATGAGTTTTCCCGCGAGATCAAAGGATCGACGCGGCCCTCAATCGGACCTGACGGCGTGACGCTGGTGTCGAGCAAGACGAGCTATCAGGACTGGCTGTCACGGCAGCCGGCGGCCTTCCAGAGGGACGTGCTCGGGCCTAACCGATACGCACTGTTCACCAAGGGCGAGTTGACCCTCGACAAGTTCGTCGACGACAACGGCAAAACCCTGACTCTTAAGCAACTGAAAGACCTTGAACCGCTGGCCTTCGAGCGAGCGGGACTATGAACAGCCGGCCATGAGCCGGTTTTTTTACGCCCGCGGCTGAGCCAACGGCAAATCATCCGGGGGATGACATGAAATACCTGATCGACAAGGCTGCATACGACGCACTCGAACCATCCCTGCAGGCTTTCTACAAGGCCCAGGGCGAAAGCTATGTCCTGTCCGTGGAGGGGCTGCCGAGTGGTAGTGAAGACTTGGAAGGCCTGAAGCGTCAGAACCAGACGCTTCTGGACGAAGCCAAGGAGGCAAAGCGCCTGCGCCGGGAAGCTGAAGAAGCCCGCACGCAGCAGGAGCGAGACGCAGCCAAGGCCCGTGGCGACTTCGAACAGCTGTATGCCAACAGTGAGCAGGCCCTCGCGGCTGAGCGCACCCGACTGGCTGAGCTGACCACCAGCATCGAGCGTCGCGACCTGAGCGCAGCAGCCAGCAAGATCGCCACCGGCATCGCCGACGGCGAGAACGCCGAGATCCTGGCCGAGTTCGTTGAGCGCCGCCTGAAGATCGTAGAAGGCCAGGTCAAGGTCACGGACGCCTCCGGCAACCTGACCATCGCAACACTCGAAGACCTGGCGAAAGAATTCCAGCAAGCGCCGCGCTACGCCTCACTGGTGCGCGGCACGCAAGCGAACGGCGGCGGGGCTGCCGGGGGTAAGGGTGGCGGGGCCACCAAAACGTGGGACCAAATGAGCGGTATGGAGCGAGTAGAGCTCCGCCGAACCAACCCCGCCGAGCATGCGCGCATGAAAGCCGCTGCTGAGGCCAAGTAAAAGGAAATTCAGCAATGCCAACCATTCTCTCGGACGTGATCTTCCGCGACGAACTGCGGGACTACATCACCGTCAACAGCGTTGAGCGCACTGCGTTCTTCGAATCCGGCATCCTGACCACCAACTCGGACATGACCCAGTTGCTGGCCAGCCCGTCCAACACCTTCACCATTCCGTGGTGGGTTGACCTGGATGCGTCCATCGAGTCGAACTACTCGAACGACGTGTACACCGACATCGCGGTACCGCTGTCGGTCACCAGTGCTTCCATGCAGGCGCGCGCCGCGTACCTCAACGAAGGCTGGAACTGCATGAATCTGGTTAAGAACATCACCAACCAGGACCCGCTGGAATTCGTCGCCGGACGCCTGATCTCCTACTGGCAGCGAGTAGCCCAGCGCCGCACCATCGCCACAGCGGTCGGTATCTACAACGACAACATCGCCTCCAACGGCGGCGACATGGTCGTGGACGCCGGCGGAATCATCGGCCCGGCTGCCGTGATTCGCGCCAAGGGCACCATGGGCGACTACAGCGGTCAGCTGGGCGGCCTGAGTGTGATCGCCATGCACTCGGCGGTGCACACAGAGCTGTCCATCCAGAACCAGATCGACTTCACCCCGATCGCCGACCAGATCCCTGAGTTTGGCCGATTCCAGGGTATGCGTGTTGTGCTGGATGACGGCCTGCCAGTAATCGGCACCGGTGCCAGCGCCAAGTACCTGTCCATCATTTTTGGCCCCGGTGCAATCGGCTTTGCCGAAGAGACCCCGCCAGGTGAAGACGGCCTGGAATACGACCGCGCGCCAGATCGTGGCAACGGTGGCGGCACTGAAACCCTGTGGACCCGCCGCAACTTCGTTGTGCACCCACTGGGCTTCTCGTTCGACAGCGTGACCATCACCGGCACGCCGACCACCACCCGCCCCATCTCGGCGAACTGGTCCGACTTGGCATTGGCCACCAACTGGAGCCGCAAGTTCGCTCGTAAGCAGGTGCCTATGGCGTTCATCACCTCCCTCGTTACCGCTCCAGCAGCGTAAGCGGGCGTGCGGCGGGTGAGTTACCCGCCGCACAGCACTGACCCAGGAGAAAATCATGACCGTTCAAAAAGACAATCACATCGACCCGAACACCAAAGCCCGCTGGGGTTTCGCTGGTGGTGAGGGCGAAGTTACTGTCGGCCCTCAAACCGTCGGTGAAACTGGCGGCGTGGACCATGCGCGATCCCGCATTGAGCCGGGTGGCGCCCACAACAATGGCGGCGGCGCTGAAGCGACTCGCCAGGCGCTGGAACTCGACGCCGTGAACCTTCTCGCCGCCGGCCTGGAATCGGGCGTGCTGAATCCTGTCGAGGGCGACGGCGCTGCTGCACGGCTTCATGCGGCCCTGAGTGGCATTCAGGAAAGCACCCAGCGACTGGCTCAAAGCCGCGACGAGGCGGTCGATAAAGCTGCCCAGCTGCAAAAGCAGGTCGACGACCTGCTGGCTCAGGCCGAGAAAGATCGACTGGCCGCTGCGTCCGATCCGCTCGCCGAATTGACTGCCGCTCAACTTAAGGAGCAGCTGGACGCCAAGGGCATCGCCTACAAGTCGGGCGATCTGAAGCCTGAACTGTTGGCACTGCTGAAAGCAGCTCAGTAACACCCGGGGCTTCGGCCCCACTCATTCAAGCGGAGGCCAGATGGCTACCTACATCACTGTGGCGGACGTTGACGCCATCCTGGGCCCTGTATGGGCGCCAGATGACAAGAAAGCCCGCGCAGTGCTGCAGGCGAATGCCTATCTGACCTCGCTCAACCTGGTCGGCGTCGATATGGACGCAATCCCGGATGAGGTGAAGCAGGCCGGCGCCGAACTGGCCAAGGTCGCCTCAGAGGGCAAGCTGTACCAGCAGCAGACCGAGGGATCGCTTGAGGCCAAGACGGTCAAGGCCGGATCGGTCAGCACCAGCAAGACTTTTGCCTCGCTGGACAGTAGCAAGATCATTGCGCAGCCCGGTGATGTGCAGTTCGCGTTGGCGCTGCTTGCACCGTGGCGCTCCAGCGCCTTCAGCTTCAACGTGTACAGGTGACCCATGGGCCTACGCGAAGACATCCAGACTGACCTGGCCGAGGCCTTCGACACTGATCTGGCGGACGCCGTGAAGCCATTCAGTGGCGGCGTGACGCTGCCGGGAACGTGGGATCCGGTCAATGAGACGGCGGGCGATCCTGTGGTCATCGCCTACACCGGTCGGGGCGTTTTCGACGCGTTCAAGATTGCTCAAGTCGACGGTGTGAACATCCGCGCCACCGACCAGCTGCTGATCGCGCTGACCAACGAAACGATCGGTGGGGTGCCGGACATCGGCCACAAGATCAACGATTTCGACGTGGTCAATGTCCAGACCGACCCGGCCGGCGCCCACTACGAGATCCAGCTGAGGAAAGTCTGATGGCCGCCAAAGCAGGCTGGAGCCATAGCCTTACGGACTTCGCCGACCAGGCTGGCGAAGACATTACCCAGATGGCGCGCGTCATCGCGATCGCCATGCTTACCGAGGTCGTCAATCGCTCGCCAGTGGGAAATCCTGACCTGTGGAAGGCGAACATTGCGCTGAAATCGAAGAACGTCGCCCTGGCTGATGCATACGATGCCAACGTCGACGTGCGCAACGCCAGCAACACCGGGCGCAAGAAATTCAAGAAGCTGACCCAGCGCGAGCGCAAAGAAAACTTCTTCGTGGACGCCAAGGCGGCGGGCAAGGGTTATATCGGAGGCACATTCCGCGGTAGCCACATGGTTTCCATTGGCGCCCCGGATTTAACGGTCGTCGAAAACGTAGACCCGTCCGGCCGCGAGACCATCAACAAAGGCGCGATGCTCATCAGGGCCTCGGGCCAGTTTCCAGTCATCTACATCCAAACGAACAGCCCCTACGGCGAGATGCTGGAACTGGGCCATTCCACCCAGGCGCCCGGCGGCGTTTACGACCTGGCCTTTATCGGCGTGAGCGAGGCCTACAAATGACCTACGAGCAGATCAGGGCGCTCATCACTGCGCGCATGGTGGCCTTCACTGGCGTTGAGCAGGCACGGATCGACTACCCGAACCAGCCTGCCGTGTTCACGCCGCCGGACGACGGGCTGTGGTGCCGCCTGAATATTCAGTACGCCTCGGCCTTCATGGCCGGCATGGCTGACCGCCCATACACACGCAAGCCCGGGCAGATCAGCATTCAATGCTTCGCCAGGGAGCGCACCGGTACAAAAGCCATAACGGAATTGGCCGACGCGCTCGAGGCGCACTTCGCCTACTGGATGTCCGGTGACCTCGAGTGCATGGAGGCCAGCCAGGCCATCGCCGGTGAGTTCGAGGGGTTCTACCAGATCAACGTGAACATCCGGTTCCGCGCCGGCTGAGCCAGGCAACACCAACCACCCGCCACTGAGCGGGTTTTTTTATGCCCAAACAAAGGTGGAAACCATGTCCAGCGGCGCAAAAGTTGTAAGCCACATCATCAAGGAGGTGACGCCAGGCGTTACCCCCACCGGCACCTGGGACACGCTGCGCCTGACCGGCAACGCGCTGACCCCGACCGTCAACACCGCAGTCAGTGACGAGATCACCGATTCCCGCATCAGCCAGGGCTCGGTGGCCACCAGCACCGACATCGGCGGCGACCTGACTGCCGAATTCTCGTTCGCCTCGTTCGATCAGCTGCTTGAGGCCGCTTTCTACGGCACCTGGACCGGCAACGTGCTGTCTGTGGGTGATACTCGCAATACGTTCAGCATTGCCAAGGGCTACAACGATGTCGGCGTGTACAGCCTCTTCAAGGGTGCACACGTCTCTACGTTCGCTCTCGACATCCCGTCCGATGGCAAGATCACTGCCACGTTCAACATGGCGTGCCTGGACTACGACGACAGCGAAGATCCAATCGTTGTTTCTCCGAACGCACCGACCACCACCCCGTTCCTGTCGAATAATAACGTCGGCACCATTCTTGTGGATGGCGAGTCCCTGGAAGGCCTGGCCTGCGTATCGGCCATGACTATCAGCCTCGACAACAGCCTCCAGGCCCAGCGCTGCATCGGCAATACAAAGCTCGGCCCTGGCGCGCAGATCGCTACCGAAGCGGCCATCACCGGCACCATCACCCTGGCTTGGTCCAAGCGCGCCTGGGAGATCTGGAAGAAGACCTTCACCCGTTTGCCGATCTCGGTGGTGTTCCCGATCACCGACGCCCTGGGCAACAAGTACACCTTCAACTTCCCCGCGGTTGAAGTGGATGGCGAGCTGCCAAGCGGCGGCAAGCGCGACCTGATTGAGGTGACGCTGAACTACACCGTCGCCAAGATCAGCCCGACCATCACGCGCCTGGCATCGCCGACCGCTGTTACCGGCGTGACCGTTGCGCCCACTACAGCCTCTATCGCTGTCGCTGCCACTCGCCAGATGACGGCTACCGTGGCTCCGGGCGGGGCAAGCCAGGCCGTTACCTGGACCAGTGCGACCCCATCGGTTGCAACCGTCAACAGTTCGGGCCTGGTCACTGGTGTTGCCGCTGGCACATCCGTCATCACCGCCACAAGCGTTGCCGACGGCACCAAGACCGGTACGGCGACGATCACTGTCACCGCGTAACACGATCAACCTTTTGGCTGCTCGGGCTCTAACGCCTGCCTGGGCGGCCTTTTTTATGGCGGGCGTTGAGGATTCAGCATGGCTCTCACACTGAGCAAGAAGGCACCAGTCAGCGATCTGCGCTGGGCCAAGTTTGACGAAGAAACCAAGATTCAACTCGGCGGCATCGACAACCCGGAATACCTGGTAGCTCTCGAACGCGTGCGCAGGCGCATCCAGCGCAATGACGCAAGCTTTGCCCAGGGCGAGATTGGCGTGATTGCTGGTGAGATGACCGAGCATCAAAGTCACTGCGCGCTCCTGGCTCATTACGTCGTCAAAGACTGGGATGGCGTGCAGGACGATCAGGGAAACCCGCTAAAGTTCGATGTTGGCGCCTGCGCCAAGTTACTGGAGTCCAGCATCGAATTCTTCCTGTTCGTACTTAAGGAGGCCAGCAAGTCTACGATTGAGGCCGGTGCGGAACTGGCTGAAACCGTGGAAAAGCAGTAACCCGGTTCGAGTGGGAGAGGGAGTGGGGCGGCCAGGCCGACAAGCGCCGGGCGGTCTATGAGCGTCTGCGCATGGAAATACCCGAAGAGCCGCCAACCGACCCCATCACCAAGCACCTGCTCGCCACTTTCTTCGGCGTCTGCCGGGGCCGCCGCTTTATCACAACCATGGTGGGAGCCTTCCCGCTGCCGCTGTCTGCCCGCGAGATATCCGACTGGCTCGACGCTCACCCATCCCCCCTGGATCGCCGGGAAGTGGATGAGGTGATGTTTGCGCTGGACGTGATTTGCCTGAGCGAAGAAGACGACTGATCCGCCGCCCTGCGGCAATTATGCCCGGAGGCAACATGACTCAAACTTCACGCCTGGTCCTTGAGATCGACAGCCGAGACGCTGAGCAGAAGGCAGGCGACGTCCGCAAGGCGCTCGGGGCCCTTGAGGCCGTAGGGTTGCGCGTGAAGCCAGCCATGGACAAGGCCGGCGCAGGAATTGACAAGGTCGGTGACTCTTCAGAGAAAACCGGGAAGAAGATAAAGACCCAGGCCGACGAGCTTGAGGATTTGCTCGGGCGCATCGACCCCGTCACTCGTAAGCTTGGTGAGCTCGACAAGCAGGAAAAAGAACTGGCGAAGAACCGCAAGCTTGGATTGCTTGATGCGGACACCTTTTCCGACTACCAAGCCAAGATCAACACGTCACGCGCTGATCTGGGTCGCTTCAATACCGACCTGAATAAAACTGGCATGACCGCAAAGGCAACGGCGGCAGCGCTACGCGGTGTTCCCGCGCAATTTACTGATATCGCTGTTTCGCTCCAGGGTGGCCAGGCGCCGCTGACGGTATTCCTGCAGCAGGGCGGACAGCTCAAGGACATGTTCGGCGGCATCGGCCCTGCGGCAAAGGCTCTTGGTGGCTACATCGTCGGCCTGATCAATCCATTCACGGTGCTCGCAGCCAGTCTTGGCACACTTGCTGCCGTTTATTACGACGCCGAGAAAGAGGCGAGCGCGTTCAACAAGGCGCTGTTCTCTGGTTCGGCAAGCTCTGGGCAGACAGCCGGGACGCTATCCGCAATTGCAAAAAACGCGTCTGAAATTACAGGGCGACTGGGCGAAGCGAAGTCAGCTGTTATCGCGCTCGCAGCAAGCTCAGGACTAAGCCAGGTTCAATTTCGGAACTTGGCCGAAGCCGCCACGTCAATCGGCGAGTTCACCGGCAAGAGTGCTGGTGAGGTTGCTAAGTCCTTAGGCGACATGGGCAACAACGCGACCAAGGCCGCCGAGAAGATCAGCGCTCAATATGGCCTGCTTACCAGCGCCCAGTACGAAGTAATCAAAGGCCTCGATGATCAAGGCAAAAAGCAGGAGGCCCTGGATTTTCTGAGCGAAACACTCAACCAAAACGCCCAGGCACGATTTAAGCGGTACCGTGATTCACTTTCCGACATCGAACGCGACTGGAACGACATCGGCACTGCTATCAGCAATGCCTATAGCCAGGTCAGGGGCGAACTATTCCCCGACTCTGCAAAGCAGATTGAAATCATTGAGAGAATCCTCAAGACCCGCAAGGACGGCGGGCTGGCGGGCGCTGTGTCCACTGGATTGAGCAAGCTTAATGGGGCTCTCGGTCTTGACGATGGCAATAACGATGATTCCACAGCAGCACTTGAAAAGCGCTTAGCGCTCCTTAAACAAAACGCTGAGGTGGCCAAGTCAACTGCCGAGCTTGAAGGGAAAACTACTCGAGAGAATCAGGCGAGGATCGAAGCGGACACTAAGTGGAGCGCTCTTGCCAAGAAAGAGCTCTCTGATCAAGCCAAGCTCGTAAAGGATATAACGGACGCTAGGCGGCTTGGCGTAGAGGCTGGCAAGTCTCAGGCCGAGATAGACAAGGTAGTCGCAGATATTCAGGCGAAGTTCGATAAGAGCCAAGCCAAGCCGAAAGCCTACACCGAAGACGCCGGCATGAAGGCGCTTGACGCCGCTCGCCAGACCCAGGCCGTCCTGCTCCAGCAGAACGCTTCGCTGAACGCCCAGGGCATCGCTACCGAGCGCGTAGGCGTCCAAGCCCAGACCCTGATCAAGTGGGAGCAGCAGCTCGCCGACATCAAAGGCAAGAAGACGCTCACCGCCGATCAAAAGTCGCTGCTGGCAAGCCAGGACCTGATCACCGCGCAGTTGAAGAAGAACGTCGCGCTTGAGCGTGAAGCGGAGATCAGCAAAGGCATTCAGCAGGCGCAGAAGGATCAGGTGCAGCTGCTGACGCTGACCGGACAGCTACGTGAAGCAAACAGCCTCAAGTCGTCCCTGGATGACGCGGCGCAGTTGGCTGATTACGAGCGGCAGGGAAATGTAGAGGCTGCCAAGCGCCTTGAAACGCTGATCAAAATCCGCGACATAAACCTGAATGCCGCGCAGAAGCCGGGGACCATTGAGGGAGTAACGCAAGCCCCTAATGCCCCAGGCCTGGATCCGGCTGTCGGCGGCGCCGGGAGTGAGATTGACCGACTCGATGCCGCCGCCGAAAAGCTGGAAGCGTGGCGCGCTACCGAGCTTGAACGTCAGGCAGCATACCTCGACCTGAAGGCAATCAACGAAGAGACCTACGCAGCACGCGTGGCGAACATCGACGAACAGGCCACTCTCAACCGCCAGAAGATCGAAGAGGCCAAGAACCAGGCTTTGCTGGTCGGCGCCTCCGACTTCTTCGGCAACATGGCCAGCCTCAGCCAGTCCGGCAACAAGAAGCTCGCAGCGATCGGCAAGGCTGCGGCAATCGTCCAGGCGACCATGGACGGCTACCTGGCCGTGCAGAAGGCACTTTCCGCATTTCCGCCTCCGTTCAACTTCGCCGCAGCTGCTGCCGTGGGTGTGGCCACTGCTGCCAACGTTGCGAACATCGCCGGCATTGGCTTCTCTGCTGGTGGCTACACCGGTTCGGGCGGGGTTAACGATCCTGCGGGCACGGTGCACAAGGGGGAAGTTGTCTGGAGCCAGAAGGATATCCAGCGCTACGGCGGGGTGGCGGCAGTTGAAGCGTTGCGCAAGGGCAACGTAGCGCCGATTCGGCCGGGCGCCAAAGGCACGGGGCCGGATGCAGTGGCAAGGACGCAGGTCGGTGCAGCTCCAGTGGTAAACGTGATTGAGGACGCCAGCAAAGCCGGGCAAAGCCAGTCACGGATGGACGATGGTCGATGGGTGATCGATCAGTTCGTTGCAAACATCAATGACAACGGGAAAGGCGCCAAAGCCATTCAACAGATGCTCGGCATGGGAAGGGCTGCACGATGATTCAGTACCCAAAGGAACTCCCGTACCCGCTGCGGGATGGGTACGGGTTCAACCCTGTGAGCCCCTTCAAAGCCACGGCAATGCAGACAGGGCGAGCTCGATACCGACGGAATTACTCGTCGGTACCGACGAACGTCAAGGTCATATGGAACCTGAGCAGTGCCGAGGCTCAGCATTTCGAGTCATGGTTCGAGGAAGTTCTGGTTTCTGGCTCGCAGTGGTTTGAGTGCGAGCTGAGAAGTCCGCAGGGCCTCCAGCCCTACAAGGCGCACTTCCTGGAGATGTACGACGGTCCTGAACTGTTCGGGGTTGATCGCTGGACCATCAGCGCAACGCTGCAGTTGTGGGAGCGGCCGATCCTCACCGGTGGCTGGGCCGTCTACGCCCCCGGTTTCATCTCTGGAATGAACATCTTCGACATTGCCATGAACATCGATTGGCCAGAGTTCAAAGAAAGCCATCGACCACTTCTGACTGAGTCCGGTCAGCAACTTTTGACTGAAGCCGGAGAGGTAATTTTAGTATGAGCACGCTCGACGGAACGACTACTTCCGGTCTGCCTCCTGCGACTGAGATCACTGGCGCCGAGCTTGTGGCGGTTGTACAAGGCGAGATCTCGAAAAGGGCATCATCCGCACAGCTTCGGGCTGGGCTGGCCAAGAGCGGAGCCAATAGCGACATCACCCGGATCACGGGACTGACGGTATCGCTTGAGGTCGCGTACGGCGGTACCGGGTCCAGTATTGCGGCCGGAGCCCGGGCGAATCTTGGCCTTGGCTCGCTGGCAGTCCTGTCCTCTGTCAGCGTAGCGCTAGGAGGCACTGGCGCAAGTACCGCAGCCGGCGCCCGGACGAACCTCAGCGCACTTGGGGTGGGGGATTTCGGTGTCGGGGGCGTCAGCATTGCTGAGGCCGGTAACCTGAACAGCCTGGCATTTACCGAGTTTTTTAACAGCACCGCCGCCACTACAAACGTCCCTGTTGGGGCTGGAACAGCGGCAGGTCAGGGTTACGGTATCCACAATCAGCACCCGAACGGACAGTACGCGGCGCAGTACTGGACTCAATTGACCAGCAATCGAACATTCGTGCGGGTGAAGAGTGCCGGAACGCCACTGGCATGGAGCGAGTTCGCGTTTCTCAACGCGCCAACCTTCACCACTTCGCTATCCGTTCAGGGGCCTGTTCTGGTGGGCCAATACCTTCTGGCCAGCCTGCCGGCGGCCAGCGCGTTCTCCGGCTTTGAAATCGATGTCACAAACGCCACTGGCGGCTCCAAGCGCTGCCGCAGCAACGGCAGCGTCTGGCAAATCCTCAACACAACCACCACGGTGAGCTGATATGGCACTTACTGAAAACATTCGCCCTTACGAAGTGCTCGTTCGCATCCACGCGGACGGCACCGTGAGCGGACAGAAGCAGACTATTTCCGAGGTGTACCGTGATGAGGTTTTGATTGCATCAACAATTAATCCTCCGGAAGAACTGAGCGAAGATCAGAAAACGCTCGCCCAACAGATCGCCGACGAGGTTTGAGATGACGACTTTTGCCACCTTGAACCCTGTGCTGCCGAACGGCTCAACCGATCCGCGGGACCTGAAGGACAATGCCGAGAATTTCGACGTGGCTGTCAATGCACCCAACCTGAACTGGGTTGACCGCTTGGGTGTTATCCGGCTCAGTTGGGCGGGAATTGAAAAGCAGTTTGCCAACGCCCTGGTCAACCAAGGCTTTCAGTTTCTCGGCGACTATGCATCTGGCCCGATCACGATCGGGGCTCAGAACCAAGTCTTCAGCCGGAACGGGAACTACTATCGGCCGGGCCCGTCCTTGGTACTTCCCTACACAACGGTCAGCAACTGGACCATCGATGAGCCGAAGTTCCTGGTTGCCGGTGATGGGGTTCTGCGCAATGAGCTGACCTCAACCGCGCTCGACAAAGGCATCAGCCTGCTGCCTGGTGGCCAGCGCCTGGTTTCGACAGTGGCAGTACTGAAAACGATGCCCTCGACCACACCCGCTACCGAGGTTAAGCTTTCCCGTTATCGTACGGGAGGGCCGATCATCAACACCGAGTACGAGGCGGACTTCGCGGATGTCACTACCGTGGCAAACGATATCGACACCATTCGCACTAATGCTGGTCTGCTGTATCGCATGAAGCACACCGGCTGGGCCACCTACCAAGCTGCCGGGGCAATGGGGGACGGGGTAACCAACGATGCGGACGCCATTGACCGTTTCCACGCGTCCCAGCTCAACCTGGCAGGCATTGGGAAGTTCATGGTATCGCGGGGTGTTACCTTTCCATCGCCTGCAGGTCGGGCGATCAATGGTGTGCCAGGCCAGTTTTTGATCATTTCACAGGCCAACACCTCCCACGAGGTCACTTTTCGCTCGGTAAACCCGATAGGTCTAAAAATCAAAGGCCTTGAAGTGGATGCCAACTCTTTTAATCGACTCGGCGTCTTGACCACGCGAACGATGGCTATCGAAATCTCGTCAGGCACGGACTGCGATCTGATCGATTGTATCGGACGTAACGTAATCGGCTCACCTGTGGCTCCCAGCCAGATACCAGGGGTGTGCATTGCCACATCCGGTTCTGGTGTCCGCGTGAACACTGAGCGTTGCAAGGCTTTCAATGGTGGAACCGCAGACCGACCGGCAGATGGTTTCTTCTGCTCCAGTTCCTACTCGACCAACACGAATGATTACGCCGAAAACTGCTTTGACACAGGCGGTGTTGTTGAGTCTTGCAGTTACAGCGGGTTTTTAAACCTGGTCACTAAAAACTGTAGCGCTGCTGGGGCGATCTCGAACGCCGTGGGTTTTGATACGTACGGCTGCTACATGGACGTGCGCGGAGAGAATTGGCGCAGCGTGGTCACGGGAGGCGTTCAGGTTCTCACAGCCGCCGCTGGAAATCTTATTGACTGCTGGGCGCGCGTTACTCTCACCGCAGTGGCTTACGGCATAGGGCCGGGAATAAATTTTCGGGAAACAAGCACTGGTCGCATTGATGGATTCGCCCTCTACCCTCAAGTCAGGGGTGGAAACGAACAGGGAGTGGTGGGGACTGGCAAGCGGATTAACATCCTGAATCCGTCAATTGCCGGCACAACTGGCACTGGGGTGCAGTTTGGTGGCGACTCTACGGTAACCATCACTGGCGGGGACGTCCTTGGGGCCCTCCATTCTATTGCATCCACAGGAACCGCACGGATCGTGGCTACGGGCACCGTCTGTAACTCGCCGGTCGCCTATTGCATGTACGCCTACGACACCAGTTCTATCTTTTATAACTCGATTGTCCCGTTCAGCCCTGGCTCTGGTTATGCAGGGAAGGACGCTGGTGCCACGGTAAGCGTCTTGGGCTCTCTAGGCGGAGGGATAGCACTGTCTGGCGTAGTTGCAGGCGCCGCTGGTGGAAGCCAGGCGTCAAAGTTCCCCGTCTATGGGCCAGCAGGTCAGACGCTTGGGTTCGTTCCGTTGTACCCAACCTGATCATCCATCACGGAAATACCCAGAAAAGCCGCCTCAAAATGAGGCGGTTTTTTGTTTGCGAGGTACAGATGAGCGTTTTGAATCGATTCTATGCCAGACGGGGCGACGAGATCCTGAACTGTTCGGGGTTGATCGCTGGACCATCAGCGCAACGCTGCAGTTGTGGGAGCGGCCGATCCTCACCGGTAGCTGGGCTATATACGCGCCTGAATACATCCTCGGCATGAATCTTCTCGACCTGGCGATAAACAAGGACTGGCCGCAATGAAGAGCTATGTACTGAACCGGCTGTATTCAAGCGGTGGCACGGAGATCCTCCATGGAACCCTTGAGATAACTGACGGCGTTGCCCACCACTATCTCACAGATGGATTTGAGGATCTGGACGTCGGTCTCGAGACTGGTGGCCTGGCAACGTTCATCGCCTGCGGTATATCTATTGCGCTTCCAAAGCGCGGGAGTGATGGGAAGCAGGACCTGAAATTTGCGCTGTGCAACATCGACGGTAGCGTCTCTGGGTTCCTGCGCGCCGCGCTGAAGGACCGCCGCGAGATCAATCTGGTGTACAGGGAGTACATTAGCACCGACCTGGCTTATCCATCGAAGATCCTTCGCTACAAGGTGAAGAACGGCTCTGCCACGGCAACCGAGGCGCAGATCGTTGCAGGTTACTTCAATCTGCTGGAAACACTCTGGCTTCGGTTCAACTACACCGGCGACTTCGCCCCGGGCATGCGGTACCAATAATGATAAATCACGACAAATACCTCGCGGGCCGGTACCTCGAGGGCGGGAGGGTGTGGCCGTTTGTTGACTGTTACGGGCTGGTTCTGGAGGTCAGGCGTGATCTTGGTTTGCCCGTCTGGCCAGAGTGGGCGGATATACGCGCCGGCGACGGCTCGATGGTCGAGGTGGCGGGGAGGTGGTTTCCGACGCTGACGCCTTGCGAGCCGGAAGAGGGCGCATTGATTGCGCTCTACCAGGGCAGCGAGATGCGCCACGTAGGGGTTGTAGTTCGCTGTGGCGCCTCGTTGGAGGCAATGGAAATCACCGAAAAGCAACGCACAATCTGCCTGCCTCTGCACAGGCTCAAGCGCCGCTTCGTGCGGGTGGAGTATTACAAGTGATCGAAATTTACTCATCGCGCATCGGCGTTAAAGAGGGCGATTGCGTGCCGCTTGAGGTCCACGAAATTGAAGAAACTATTTCGTTGGCTGATTTATTCGAGCGCGACGTTGAGGGATTCTGTCTCGATAGAGTTCATCCGACCTGCATTGAGGTGGATGGAGTAGCGATCCCTGCTAATAAATGGTCATCGACCATCATTGATAGCAGCACAGACGTCAAAGTTTTCCCAGAAGCGAGAGCAAGTGCTGCGGTAGTTGCAGCCTGGGCCGCGGTTGCGCTGGCTGCTATATCGATAGTCATGGTTCTGACCATGCCAAAGGCGAAGACATCAAAGCAGCAGCAGGGCGACGACCTTGATGCAGCCACGGCCACTGGCAACTACGCAAAGCTTAACTCGCCCATTCGAGAAGTACTTGGCATGGCAAAGGTCTACCCAGACCTGTTGGTTCCGCCTGTAACCCGATTCGTAAATAAGCGGACGATGGTCACGACCCTCGCAATGTCTGTCAGCAGGGGGAATCTTGCGATTCCGCCGAGCTCATGGAAGGTGGGCGACACGCCATTTGCCGCGTTCGGATCAGATCTTAACTACACGGTTTATGGGCCTGGAGCATCGCTTGCGGGAGATTCTCGCGCTAGAAATTGGTATCCGGCCAAAGAGGTAGGTGGGACGAACGCCGGAACAGCTGGCCTTGATCTGTCCAGCAGTGCGCCTGCAGATGCGGCTGCCTTGGCTGACTCGATGCTCATAAGCGGGAGCACAGTATCGCTTCTCGGGAACAGCCCAAGCTTTCCTGATGCATGGGCTGCTGGGACCGTCGTTCGCCTGGTAACGCCCGATACGTTCACCGTTAGTGCTTCAGGCTCATACAGCCGAATCGCTGGCGCTCTGTCCGACCTGGCGCCGTTTGTTGGCATGAAGGTCACGCTTGGCAGTGATTCGGAAATCGATTTGACGGTGGCCAGCGTGTCGCCTTATGTCGCGCCTGTTCCAGGCATCGGTGGTTCACCGTCGATGGTTACCGGGAGCGCATCACCGTCGACTTACGATTTCACGTCGAGCGCCGTGGTTTGGTCAGTAACATTCCAGGGTGTTACCAAGACCATATCCTTAAACACCAACTACGTGAACATGAGCGGCCTTGTCTCGACAATCACCTCTCAGCTGTCAGGCACTGGCCTTGTGGCGCAAGAAAATTCTGGACGGATCCGTCTGGTTGAGCCGCTGAGCCCGTACAAGGGTGGCGCTATCTCTCAGACCAGCGCACCAGTGCCAATCTTTGGATCGGGGCCGACTTATATCGTTGGCACAGCCTCCACTGGTGGAACCCCTGAACAGCTAGCGAGCGTCACGCTAAGCTTTGACAATGGAACCCCATTCTCGGGTATCGCCGCCGGCCAACAACGGTTATCCCTCGCTTACCGGGGCTACAGGTTTCAGATTGTCTCGGTTTCTGGGCTCACGGCGACGGTTAAACGAATCACTGACGCAGGTGTAGTGGACAATGCCTGGGCGGGGTTCAATGCAAGAACGCTGCTCGACTTCTCCATGTCTGGCAGCGGCGGGACAATTAATTGGATCGGCTCATTCATGGGATGCCCTGAGTACGAACTGGCGACCGAAGCTGAATATGATGTGTTCTTCAGCCAGGGGCTTTGCTACTACAGCAAATCAGGCAACATCAAGAAGTCTACCAAATCCATTGAGGTTCGATGGAGGGATTCGGCGCTTGGTGGGGCATGGACAACGATAACGCACGCTTACACTGAAGCTACGCCCGACCAAATCGGATTCACGCACAAGATTGTTTTCCCTTACCCGCTACGGCCTGAGTTCCAGATGAGGCGAATTCAGCCGGTCGAGGGTGGGCAGGTGCGTGATGCTATTCAGTGGTATGGCCTGCGTACCTTGCTCCCAGATCCAGGGTCCTACGAAGGCATAACGGTCATCGTCATGGATATCCGCGGCGGTGATCGTCTGAGCGCCCAATCTGAGCGCCAGATCAACTGTGTTCCTACTCGCATCTACGACAATGCGCCGGCGCGATCCATTAAAGGTGCCGCGCTGCACGTTTGCCAAAGCCTTGGCATTGATGATTCGCTGATCGACATGGATGCGCTGAACGCTGTGGATCAGGACTACTGGACGCCGCGCAGCGAGCTTTACGACATGTCTCATGAAAAGCCCACCGCGGTTCGCGAGGTGCTTCAGGGAATATTCACTGCCGGAATGTCCCACCTTTCGAGCGGCAATGGCCTGCTGAGTGTGAAGCGAGAAGGCATACAGCCTCCACGCGGAGTCATCACACCACACGAAATGACCAGCGAATTAACCGCAAGCTTCACTGCACCAAGCCCTGACGACTTCGACGGGGTTGACGTTGAGTACATCGACCAGTACACCAACCGCAAGGAGACGGTGAAATGTCGGCTTCCTGGAAGCCTCGGCCTCAAGGTGGACAAAATACAACTGGATGGAGTGTCTGACCGCACCAGAGCCTGGCGCATTGGCATGAGGCAGTTGCGCAAGTACCAGTTCTCGCGCTGGGGTTACAGCGTCGATACCGAGATGGATGCTCTGGTGTTCGACGATATCGACCACATCACGCTGGCTGATGACATCCCGAACACCACCAGTAGCGCACTGATCATGGAAGCTGAGCAGATCGACAGCCAGTACCTGCTCACGCTGAGCGAAGAGATGGACTGGACGATGGTTTCGCCACGGGCGGTGATTCGCCGCCACGACGGAACGGTCACCAGCTTGTTCGAGCCGCAGGAAGCGGGCTTCCACCAGGTGCTGGTGCCGCTCAGCGCAATCGACTTCGACATCATCACCGACCTCAGCATTGAGCCGGCCCGCTTCCTGTTTGGGCCAAGCGAGCAGGTTGGGTACCCGGCGATGATTACTGAAATCACCCCGAACCAAGACGGAACCTGCGCAGTTACCGCGAGCGAATACTCACCTGTGTTTTACGCAGACGACGACAACTACGCGCCCACCGCGGCGTAGAAACCAACCTTCAAGGCCCGCCACTGAGCGGGTTTTTTATTGCCTGGAGAAAAGTATGAACGCAACCGAGAAAGACCGTGACGTCCTGGCGCGCACGCTGTGGGGCGAAGCCCGCGGTGAGGGCCTGGACGGCCAGATCGCCGTGGCGTGGACCATCCGCAACCGAGTGTTCGATGGCAAGTCCAGGTCTTGGTGGGGGGAGGGTTACGCCGGTGTCTGCTTGAAGCCCTGGCAGTTCAGCTGCTGGAACCAAAACGACCCGAACTACGCCTACCTTAGCGGTGCCAAGCTTATCTCGTCCGCGCAATTCGCCCAGGCGCAGCGTGCTGCGGACCAGGTTATGTCTGGCGCGGTACCGGACCCAACCGGCGGCGCCACGCACTACTACGCAACCACAATGCCCAAGGCCCCGGCCTGGGCGGCGAAGGCCAAGCAGACGCTGCGCCTTGGTCACCACATCTTCTTTAAGGATGTGCCGTGATGACGCCCGGACAGATCCTTGGCGCGATCCTGCTGGCAATAGTGATCAGTGCCTCCAGCGCCTGGCAGATTCAGGACTGGCGCATGGGCGAGATACTCGCTAAGCAGGACGGCCTGCACAAGGATGACCTTGCTGCGATCAGTAGTGCCGCCTCCGCCCAGGCCCGCGTCGATCGAGACAAGCGCCTGGCCCTGGAGCAGCAGCTCGCCGGCCAGGACCAACAACACGCCAAGGAACTCTCCGATGCTCAACGCAACCAGGCTCGCCTTCGTGATCAGCTTGCTACTGCTGATGTCCGGCTGTCAGTCCTCCTTGCCGAGGATTCAGCCAGTGACTGCAACGTGTCTACCACCACCGGCGCCTCCGGCGTGGCTCATGCAGCCCGTAGAGCCCAACTTGACCCAGCGCATGCTCAAAGAATTATCCGAATCACCGACGACGGGGATAGCGCAATAATAGCCTTGCGTGCCTGCCAAGCTTACGTGCATACAATTGCTCCTTGAATGGGACCAAATGTATAAGAGGTAGGACTCGCCTTATAGAAAAGTCTTCTGACAATAAAATATAAACTCATATTATCAATAGCTTGAAAATCTACTTTTTAAAATTACTGTACGCATGTACAGTTATTTTACGCCGATTTGGCGCAAGCAAACATGCTAAGAGAGAGACAATGCCGATTTACAGTGACGCCCCGTATGTCTTCACCCCAGACCCCGAAAATGATAATGGTCCAAGAATCCAGGACCTGATGAAGGCTGGCTACCGCTGGCTACAAATCAATGGCACGGAATGCCCAATCGGTACCACCGTCCTCCTTAATCGTGACGACAATTGGCCGTATAGTGGCCAAATCATTGAGCCCGCACCTGGCATCGACAAGGTGACAATTGACTGCTCTGGCGTCGGCAGGCACCCAGACGAGCCATCCAACCCCAGCTATGCGGCTATCGACTACCAAGGCAACGTTCGCCCCGCCAGCTATCTGACCGCCATCGCGCACGTTAATACGACCCAAATCTTCGTCGATGACTCTTCGCAGTACACCAACGGCGACTGGATCGTTATTTCTGATGCGTCGACAGACTTTCCTAACCAGCCGCTGCCACTGGACGGCCCTATGGAGGTGCGTCAAGTCATCTTCGTGTTGGCTGGATCGTTGATCATCAATCGCGTGATCAAGCGTGAACACCCGTTGGGCGCCATTGTGGCCAAGTGCACGCCGATCAAAAACGTTTACATCCGCAACCTGGAGTTCACCGGCAACGCCACAGTTGGCCTGCACATGCACTACGCGCAGCAGTGCGTACTCGAAAACATCACGTCCGTGGATTGGACGGGCCGTTGCATGCTGTTGCTCGACAACGGCGGCGAGAACAATTTGATCCTGAATAGCTATTGCACCGGCACCGAAGCCGGCGTGGGCCCTGAGCAAAATGCCTGGGGCGTAGTTGTAGAGGGACAGGATTCGACGAAGATTGTTAACTCTGGTGGCGAGCGATGCGGTAATGGGGCAGCAATGACCTACAGCATCGACACGGTGTTCGTGAACACCCAAGCCAGGCTGAACACGGTGAATGCCGCTGTAACGTTTTCGTCTATCCGTAGCGGATTCTTGAGACCACAAGTAGGTAGCCCACTGGCCCTGGACACGTACATCAGCGATGACAGCGTGGATTGCTACATCGTAGACCCGCAGCCGTTTGACTAAATAACGAGCAAAAAAAAGCCCGCGCGATGCGGGCTTTTCTATTTGTGTTACATCGCAGCAGGGCGTAGTTCGGTGGGTGCTGTGAGTGACTTTGCGATCCTCTTGCCCAGGATGTGCGTCGGGTTTTCCACAGCCTTATGGATTATCCAGGACAGCAGCAGGGTTACAGCCGTTTGAATGACCAGGGCGGGGATAGCGCTAACGCCATTCTCGATCATGATGCGCATGCCGACGATGCCGAAAGCGCCATGACAGGCGTAAAGCGGATAGCTGATGTTCGCCAGGAAGTCGAATACAGGACCGCCATCCCAGTCCCTGGCCAGCAGATAGAAGCCCGTGAACAGCGCAAAGGCTGCAAAGTAGGAAACGATAACCTCCAACTGCCAGCCTTCTGTGAAGCAGCTGTAGCCAAAGACGCAAAGCATACCTACAGAAATAGCAAACAGCCGATCCAGGCTCAGCAGTCCACGGAAGTGGTAGTTGAACGCCACGCCGATCAGCATGAAGAAAATGTATTTGATTGGGAATACGAAGGCGGCTAGCGCGCCGGTCTGGTGGATATTCCCCGGATAGAAGTTCGCCACCACCACGGTGGCCACGCCTAGTGCAAATAGCGGGAGAAGCTTTCCACGGCCAATCATCGACCAGCACAGCAGAACGACAAGGTAGAACTTGATTTCCACCTCAAGCGTCCACACCACGCCATCCAGCGGCACCGAACTGCCGAACCAATCGCGGAACAGAGACATTTGCATCAGGACTTGCGGCGCCGTGTACGAGGTCGTGTAGCCCATATATCGGGCGGCAACTTCAAGGGCGCCCAGCGTGATCAGCAGACCGACAATGTAGGTCGGCCAGATCCGGAACAGCCGGCCAATCACAAACTTTGTTTTCGCCATCTGCTTACCTTGCAGGCTGGCGACGGAGATTGGGATCACCAGGCCGCTGATCAGGAAGAACAGAGCAACGCCGAACGCGCCCATGTTCAGGTTGTTCAGCGGGTTGAATATGCTGATCATCCAGGTAGGGAATGGCTTTTCCTCGAGGGCCGGCAGTCCGCCGAACTCACCCCGGAGATAGTTGAACATGAGGATGTAGTGGGCAATGACAACGCAGAGAGCTGCGACGCCTCGCAAGGCGTTCGCAAAAGCGATCCGTTGCATGGTTTTTCCTTTAATTTCTGGTGTGTTTCAATCTGGTAGCGAATTCTATACAGAGTGACCACTTAAATCTAAAAAAGCAGATGTCATTCTGCCTGCTCTGTAAATTTATTGAGCTCGGCCAGCAGGCGCTGGTTTTCCCTGAGAAGGTGGTCTCTCTGTTCCGTGATTATCGCAAGCCCGTTTAACTTGCGGCCCTGGCGTGAGGTTTCCAGGTTCAAGTCAGCGACTTGGGACAGTGCGGCTTTCAAGGAATTCTCCGCCTGGTCCTTTCCTGTCATCAACAGGTCATTCATCTGCACCAGGCCTGCGATATTCGCCCGCGCTCGACGGAGCATGCGCTCGGTCTCCACCAGCTCGTCTACGAGGATTGAGCATTGGTGCTGGTACATCTCCAGCGGAGTGGGGCAGCCGAGCCAATCATCGGTGTCCATGTCTACGTTCATAGCGTGAATCTCAAGTACTGTATGTGCGTACAGTAATCGAGGTGGTGCAGGTTTGGGGAGTGGTGTTCGTCGGCAGGACGCCGGGGCGGGTGCGTGACATTTGCGTGACACTCTCACGCACTTGTAAGCTCTTGTGGGCAGTCGATTGCAGCGAGCGCCAATAAAAACAGCTACTTAACAAGGTCTTGCAGGTGTACTGCGTGCATGGGGTGCTAGGGGTCGAGTGTTCGAATCACTCCGTCCCGACCATTATTCCTGAGTAAAATCAGACACTTGAGCCGATCAGCTAGATCGGCTTTTTTGTGCCTGCGCAAAACCAGCGCAAAACTATCCGGTGATTTCGCTAGTATTCACGTCCGGCATCGCCTCGGACCAGATGATTTCCTCGTGATCTCGCTGGTAGTTTTTGGTCATGCCCTCACTCGCATGGCCTGCGATCGTCTGCCCATCCTTTCCGGTTTCCTTCAGCACTCGCGTCAAATACCGCTCCTCAATCTGCGTCCAGTGTCCTTTGTCTGTGCTTGCTTATGTTTCAGCCGGGCCGACTTGCAGTACACAAGGGTATGGTGAAAGGGCCATCTGGGCGAGCAGTCGGAGCGGGAGGCTAACTGCGCGCTGATGTGGCTCTATTAGAGCGGAACGTCCGGGTCGATCAAGGAGGTGGCACTGCGGCAGCGCAGACGCTACGCCTGTGTCACCACAACTTCTTCACGGGTGTGTCGTGATGATGCCCAGTCAGATACTGGGCGCTGCCCCAGGCTCGCTCCGAGCAGCACAAGCGCCTGACCAGCAAGTAGTGTTCGCAACCCAGGATCAACAACACACCAAGGAATTGTCTGACGCCCAGCGTAACCAGGGCGCCTGCGCGACCAGCTTGCTATTGCTGATCGCCGGCTGGCTGTCAGTTTTCCTCTGGGATTCAGTCAGTGGCTGCAATGAGCTCACCACTCGTAGCGCCATTGGCGTGGTTCATACAGCTGTCGAGCAGACTTGATCCCGCGCATATTCGAAGAATTACTGTCATAAAATGACGACGCAAACAGAGCCGTAATAGCCCAGTGCGCGTGTCAGGCTTACGCGCGTGCGGTTACCCGTTGGCTGGGCTTAGAGGATTAACTGGCAGCTACCGGTGGCAAGGTAATTTTGATCAACTGAGGTGAAAAAAATAAATTTATCAATGGGTTACGTAATTTATTGAAATAAACAGCTGTATGGATGTACAGTTGTTGGTGCGCCGATTTGGCGTAACTTAAATAATTACGAGGAGAAGCATGCCAATTTATAAAGATACCCCTTACGTTTTCACCCCCGACCCTGAAAATGACAACGGCCCTCAGATTCAGTCCTTGCTAAAAGCTGGCTACCGCTGGCTGCAAATCAATGGTCCTGAATGCCCAATTGGAACCACGGTCCTTCTCAATCGTGACGACAACTGGCCCTATAGCGGCCAGATAATCGAGCCGGCGCCAGGCATCGACAAGGTGACAATTGACGTTTCTGGCGTTGGGAGAAATTCAGAACAGCCGACCGATCCTAGCTATGCCGGCATCGACTACCAGGGAAACGTGCGCCCGGGAAGCTACCTGACGGCTCCGGCATACGTAAATACCACTCAGATATCTGTCGCTGACACGACGCCTTATACAAATGGGTCGTGGATCGTGATCTCGGACGCATCCACAGACTTCGACACCTACTCGATGCCGCTTGATGGGCCGCTCGAGGTGCGCCAAGTCATCTATGTATTGGCAGACTCTCTGATTCTTAACCGAGTTATAAAGCGTGATCACCCCGAGAACGCTATTGTTGCCTTGTGCGAACCCATCAAGAACGTTTACATTCGGAACCTCGAGTTCACCGGTAACGCCACTATCGGCCTGCACTTGCACTACGCGCAGCACTGTGTTTTCGAGAACATTACATCTGTAGATTGGACCGGCCGCTGCATGCTTTTGCTTGATAATGGCGGTGAGTACAACACTATTCTTAATAGTTACTGCACTGCGACGGAACCTGGTATTGAATCCGGCCAAACTGCATGGGGCGTAGTCATTGAAGGACAGGACTCTACCCGCGTGATCAATTCCGGCGGTGAGAACTGTGGTGTCGGGATGGGCATGAATTACAGTATTGATTGCGTGTCAATTAATGCGCGCGCGCAGCTCAATACAGTAAATGTTGGAGTTTATACATCGTCAATTCGGACTGGATTTCTCCGGCCCGCTGTTGAGGAAGGGATTATTCTAGATACAGTGATCACGGATGATTGTGTGGATTGCTATATTGTCGAGCCACTACCTTTTTCGTGA